CTGGGGTACCAGCCTGAAGGGCAGCCCAGCCTTTGAGCGGTTCCTGTCGTACTCCTCGGAGCACGGCCCGCTCGTCGCCGAGACCCTCGGCAAGATCTCCAAGGCGTTCATCGACCTCGGGCAAGCCTTGTCGCCCGTTTCCGGCCCGCTGCTTGAGCTACTCGGCAAGATGGCGGACGGTGTCAGCTGGCTGGCCACCCACGTGCCAGAGCTGGTCATTGGCCTGTGGGGGCTGTGGGCGGCGACCCGCGCCTGGCGGCTGGCCATGATCCTCGTCAACGGCGCCATGGCCGCCTTCACTTTCATCGCCATGGCCGGCCCCTGGGGCTGGATCGCCCTCGCGATCGCGGGCGTCGTGCTCGCGGTCATCTACCTCTACCGGCGGTTCGCCTGGTTCCGGGCGGCCGTACAGACCGTATGGTCGGCGATCAAGACGGGCGCCCTGTGGCTGTGGAACAACGCCCTTAAGCCTGCTTTCACCGCCATATGGGGCGGTCTGCAGACCGTTGGCCGCTGGGCCATGTGGCTCTGGAACAACGCCATCAAGCCCGCGTTCAACGGCATCGTCCTCATCGGGAAGATCCTGCTCACCGCCCTGGTCACGATCGTCTTCCTGCCGCTGTATGCGGCGTTCAAGCTGATCGCCTGGGTGGCGATGTGGCTGTGGAACAACGCGATCAAGCCCGCGTTCGAGGGCATCGCCTCGCTCGCCAAATGGCTCTGGAACAACGTCTTCCGACCCACGTTCCAGTGGATCGGCGACAAGGCGAAGTGGCTGTGGAACAACGCGATCAAACCGGCCTGGAACGGCATTCAGGCAGGCGCGAAGTGGATGTGGGAGAAGGTTCTCCGGCCGGTCTTCCGCTTCATCTGGGAGGGCATGCAGGAGGTCGGCCGCTGGGGTAAGTGGCTGTGGCAGAACGCCATCAAGCCTGCCTGGAACGGGATCGTTGCCGCGGGGAAGTGGGCGTGGGACAAGGGCATCAAGCCCGTCTTTGAGCGCTTCAAGGACATCGTCAAGAGCCTGAAGAACGCCTTCGACACCGCGGTCGGGGGAATCAGAACGGCCTGGGACAAGATCAAGTCCATTTCGAGAAAGCCCGTCCAGTTCGTCGTCGACACCGTCTACAACAAGGGCATCGTCGCCGTCTGGAACAAGGTGGCCTCGGCGTTCGGGGCCCCCAAGCTGTCGACCTACAAGTTCGCCAGCGGTGGCATCATGCCCGGCTACACGCCAGGTCGTGACGTGCACCGGTTTGTATCGCCGACCGGCGGCCAGTTGGATCTGTCCGGCGGCGAGGCCATCATGCGGCCGGAGTTCACCCGCGCGGTCGGTTCCGGGTTCGTCGGCTACTTCAACCGCATCGCAAAGTCTCGGGGCGCCCAGGGCGTCAAGGCGGCCCTGGCGCCGGTGCTCGGCGGGAACCCGAACCTTCCGACGGACACCTCCCTCAAGTACGCGGGCGGCGGTGTGGTGCAGCGGTTCGCGGACGGCGGCATCTTCGGCTGGATCAAGAAGACCGCGAGCGCTGCGGTCGGCGCCGGCTCCGACGCCTGGAACTTGGTCAAGAAGGGTGCCTCTTGGCTCAGTGACACGCTCGAGGCGTCCGCTCGTGCGGGCGTGAAGAACGTGGTGAACCCGCTGCTGAACTCCTTCCCCGGCATGGACACCGGGTTCGGCAAGATGATCCGCCGCATCCCGACAAAGATCATCGACGCCCTGTTCGACTACAGCAAGGAGGCCGACAAGCGAGGCGGTGGCGGCATCGGAGGGCCCCGCATCCAGAAGGCGCTGAACTGGGCAAAGACCCAGAACGGCAAGCCCTACCAGTGGGCCGGCAACGGCGACCCGAGCTGGGACTGCTCCGGCTTCATGTCCGCCATCGAATCCGTCATCCGAGGCCAGAAGCCGCATCGACGCTGGGCGACGATGGCGTTCCACGGCAAGACCGCACCTCCCGGGTGGGTGAAGAACGGCAATAGCCCGTTCCGCGTGGGCATCACCAACGCGGGCGTGGGCCACACCGCGGGCACCCTCGGCAAGACCAAGGTGGAGTCTCGCGGCGGAGACGGCGTAGTAGTGGGCCCTCGAGCCCGCGGCTACAACGACCGTCTCTTCGGCAGCTGGTACGGCTTCAAGCCCGGCAGCTACGACAGCGGCGGTTACCTCCAGCCCGGCATGAACCTCGCCTACAACGGCACCGGGCGCCCCGAACCGGTCTTCACGACGGCACAGGCCAACGCGCTCACCTCCCTGGCTGCGCGTGGAGGCGCCAGCGGACCGGCCACTTTCGAGGGCGATCTGTACCTCGACAGCGGCGAGTTCCTCGGCAAGGTGCGTGGTGAGGCGCAGCAGGTGGTCATGGAGCGGGACCGCATGGTGATGGCCGCTGGCCGTGGTGGAAGGAGGGTCGGCTAGTGATCCCCGGGAACTTCCTGTCGGCGACGACGGAGTCGATCGATCCGAACACCAGCGGTTGGACGAGCAAGCTCAACTGCACGCTGTCGAAGGGCACGGGCGGCCGTAACGGGGACGGCTGCTTGGTGGTCCGGTCGGTGGCGGCGGGGGAGATGCAGGCCCGCACCGTCTCCTCCTACCCGGTCGTCTCCGGCACCGTGTATGAGACGTTCGCGGACTCGGCCGGGGTGTCGTCGGAGCGGATCGGGATCCGCTGGCTGTCGTCGACGGGCACCGAGGTGTCCATCACCTGGTCGATGCTTACCACGGGCTCGTCGGCGGGCTGGCACCGCGTGGCCGTGGCCGGTGCGGCGCCGATGGGCGCCACTCAGGCGCAGGTGCTGCTCGGCTCCACGGAGGCCGGGGCGAACGTCGTCCACTACTGGGAGAACGTCTACCTCGGCCTGCCGATCCGCACGACTGGCAACCTCTTCCCCTTCAATACCGAGTCGTCCGAGGTGGACGCTTCCGGCTGGGCGCCCGTCGTCAATGCGGCGATCACCCGACAGGTGCCGGTGGTGAACTGGTCCGTCACCAACTATTTGGCCGGCGGTCACGTCCTGGCTATGACCGCGATCGCCGCGGGTAACGCCAGCATCCTGGCGGTGGACCGGCCGACGGTCACCCCGGGCCAGGAGTACCTGGCCTACGCCTACCTGCAGCCGCCGACCGTCGCGGCGGTGGCATGGATCGAGCTGCGCTTCTACGACGTCAACGACAATCAGATCCAGGCCACCCGCTCCGTGCTGGCGCCGCCGACCCCGGCGACGGGCATGTACCGGCAGCGGGTGTCCGACCGTGCGCCGGCCAACGCGGCCACGTGCTCGCTCGCTGCGGGCCTGGACGGGGCGTCGGCGGGGCAGGTGCTGCGGCTGGAGACCATCGTCATCGCAGCAGCCCCGGCCATGCAGGCCGGCACCGTGGTCCCGTATGCGGACGGCAGCTTCGAGCAGGGCGTCGCCGGGTGGACGACGGTCTCTGGTGTGGCGACGCTCGAACGCACAACACCGTGGGGCGACAGCTTCTTCGAGGGCGTCTACTCGCTGTCCATCACGTCATCGACAGCCACCGCGTCGACGATCCGCTCCGCGAAGTTCCCGGTCACGCCGGGCGAGAACTGGCGGGCCCAGCTCGTCGCCCACCCGGACGCCGGATCCTGGTCAACCGTCGGGGTAAGGCTCCGCTGGTACGACGCGGCGAACAACGACCTCGGCGCCACCATCGGCGTCAACTACGTCGTGCCGGGCAGCAGCTGGTACGCCATGCCGTCCGACGGCGAAGCGCCCGCGGCGGCGACGCAGGCGGCGATCGAGCTGGTCGCCACCGCGTCGGCCACAGCCAGCGTGCTGCACGTCGACCAGGTCGTGCTGTGGGAGGTCCTGCCGCAGACCACGGTCGAGGAACACTCCGAAGACGGGTACGCCACGCTCACCCTGCGGGAACTCCCGCTCGACTTCTACCTGTCCCTGTACCGGGTCACCCCGGACGGAGCCCGCACCCTCGTGCGAGGCGCCGAGGGCCTCATCGAGCAGCAGCCCATCACCTCCGACCTGCTGCTCGTCGAAGACCACGAGGCACCGTTCGGCGTGCCGATCTACTACCACATCGCGATCCTCAATGCCGACGGCAGCACGGCGTCTACCCGCACCTCAGAGACGGTCACCCTCGCCATGGCGGACGTCAATGAGGCCTGGCTGAAGGATCCCGGCAACCCGCAGCGGAACCTGCGAGTGATGGTGCAACGGGCGCCGGACTGGCAACGCCCCATCGAGCAGGCAGCCTTCGTCGTGCGGGGCCGCCGTAACAAGGTCATCTTGTCCGGGCAGAGGCAGGGCCTCGAAGGGGACCTCGCCATCTGGACCCGCTCCGATGAGGAGAGGGCGGCCCTGCACCTGCTGCTCGACTCCGGCAACGTGCTGCTGTGGCAGGCCGCCCCGGGGCTCGGCGTGACCGACATGTACGTCAACGTCGGCCAGATCACCGAGACCCGCGTCAGCCCCCTCGCCCAAGAGCAGTGGCGGGCCTGGACGCTTCCGCTCACCGAAGCCGACATGCCCATCAACCTTGGCGTCAACGGCGCCGCGGGCCGAACCTGGCAGGACATCCTCACCGAGTTCACCACCTGGGCGGACTTGCAGGACGTGTACGCCACCTGGGAAGACGTGCTCCTCGACCGCCGAATGGGGTGATCGATGTATCCCGTCACCGCCCGGTTCCTGCCGCGGCTCGCTGAGGACCATCGGCCGCTCACCGAGGTGAAGCTGTTCCTGACGAACGGGAACGTCGTCGACCTGGAGCACATCGGTGGCAGCGTCACCGTCGACCGGTCGCAGGCCATCCGCCGTACCTGCACGGTCACCGTGGCCGACTCGTCGCTGATCCCGCGCACGCCCGCTGGCCAGCTCGCTACCTACGGGGCGCGGCTGCGGATCTCCCGCGGCGTGGAGTACGGCAATCCGAACGACACCGAGCTGGTGCCGCTCGGCGTGTTCCGGCTGGACTCCGTCGACGGCGACGTCACCGAAGGGCCCGTCACCTTGCAGGGCAAGGGCCTGGAGGCGGTCGTCGCCGACGACAAGTTCACCGCCCCCTACGCCGTCAGCGGCACCGTCGTCGGCGCGGTCACCGCGCTCATCCAGCGCAGCCTGCCTACCGCCGACGTCATCAGCCTGATCGTCGACCAGCCCATCGGCTCCCGCGTTTTCGACGTCGAAGCGGATCCGTGGGCTGGCGCTCAGGAGGTCGCGGCGGCGGCCGGTGCCGAGGTGTACGCGAACCAGGACGGCGTCTTCGTCATCAGCACGCTGCCGGACCTGCTCACCACCGCCCCGGTCTGGGCGGTCGAGGCGACGGAGGGCGGTGTCTACATTTCCGGCAACCGGGCCATGACCAGCGACGGCGTGTACAACGCCGTGCTGGCGAGAGGCGAGAACACCTCGGAGAACGCCCCGCCGGTCTCCTACCTGGCTGTCGACAGCGACCCGACGAGCCCCACCTACTGGTCGGGACCGTATGGGCACCGGCCCATGTTCTACAGCTCGTCGACGCTCACCACGACCAACGCGTGTGCGCAGGCCGCGAACCTGAAGCTCGCCGCCGCCCGGGCGCCGAACGCATCCGGAGACATCTCCGCCCTGCCGAACCCAGCGCTCGAGCCGGGCGACGTCATTCGGGTCACGCACGAAGACGGCAGCCGCGAACTCCACCAGGTCGCCAGCTTCAGCGTGCCGCTCGACCTCGGCGGCGACTTCCCCATCTCGACGATCTCGGCGAAGGAGGATGCGTGAGCGACAAGAGTCTCTTCGCCCACGCCCGCGAGGTCGCCGACTTCCAGGCCCGCGAAGCCGTCCGGGCGGGAAGCAACAGCACGGCGGTGCGCGGCTCTGACTGGCGCCTCGCCACCGTCACCGCGGTGAACGGCGACGGCACCGTCGACGCCGACGGCATCCCCGACATCCGCTGCCTCGACCGGTACGCCCTGCCGACCGTTGGCGACGTCATCCGCATCGACCAGTCCAGCAGCGGAAACTGGCTCGCCCTCGGCGCCCTCGCCACCGTCAGCGGCTGGACCACACTCACCCTCGCCGCCGGCTACACCAACCCCGGCCACGGCTACACAGCCAGCTGGATGCGCGAAGGCCGCCGCATCTGGATGCGCGGCCGCATCGGCCCCACCTCGGGGACGATCGCCGACGGCGACACCCTCGCCACCATCCCCACCGCGATCCGGCCCGGCGTCGCCGTGGCCTGGGCGGTCGCCCGCGACGCGTCGACCATGCCCGCCGTGTGCCGCCTGGAAATCACCGCCGCCGGCGCGCTGCGCACCTTCCAATCCGCCAACCTGCCGCAGTGGGTGGGCCTCGACGGCATCAGCTACACGATCTAGGAGGCCCCGTGCCGACCACGGACGACTACGGCCAGGGCGTACAGATCGCCTCCCTCACCGACGCGCCCGACGCCAACAAGCTGGCGAAGGACATCGCCAACGCGATCGCCCCCCGCAGCATCATGCGGTTCACGTCCGCCTCCGCCCGGGGCGCGACCCTCACCTCACCAACCGAGGGCATGCTGACGTGGCTGCAGGACGTCAACCGCCTCGACCTGTACGACGGCACCACCTGGGTCGCCGTGTCGGTGGGCCGCTCCTCCTGGACGACCATCACGCCGGCCTCGCCCTGGACGCAGAACGGCAACTCGAACGGGACCTTCCAGTACCGGCTGCTCAACATCTCCGGCGAGGAGTCCCTCCAGCTCCGCGGGGCGCTCGGCCGGTCCTCGTACCCGACGTCACCGGCGGGCAGCTACGTCGTCAACAACACCGCTCTGCCGAGCATCGTGCGGCCGTCCACCCTGCGCACCGTGCTGATCCCCTGCTCCGACACCAGCAGCGACCGCATCGCGCTGAAGCTCGATGTCCGCACCGATGGCTACCTCGAGGTGTTCGGCTTCTCCAGCACGACGAAGCCTCCGTGGATCGGCTTCAACGGCGTCACCGTCAGCCTGTAGTCGCCCACGCCAACCCGCGCCCCGGACCGGGGCCTTTCTCGTGCCCGAAAGGGGCCCACCTTGAAGCTCGTCACCAGAGCCCAACTCGGCTGGCCCGCGTCGGCCGCGCCGACACAGACCACCGCCAAGGGCGTGAAGGTCCACTACGAAGGCGCGCCGGTCAGCACGAAGCTGCTCACCGACCACGACGCGTGCATCGCCGAGTGGAAGAACATCCGCGCCTCACACCTCGCGAACACCGCCGAAAACTACAGCGACGTCGCCTACAACTACGCCGCCTGCCCGCACGGCTACCTCCTCGAGGGACGCGGCCTGCGCAAGCGCACCGGCGCCAACGGCAACCAACTCCTCAACCAGGCGCACTACGCGATCGTCGGCCTCGTCGGATCCTCCGGGCTGACCAAGCCCACGGACGCCATGCTCAACGCGATCCGCGACGGCATCGACCTGCTCCGCAAGAACGGCGCCGGCAGCGAAATCAAGGGGCACCGCGACGGCTATGCCACCGCCTGTCCGGGCCCCGAGCTGTACGCGTGGGTGCAGAAGGGCGCACCCCGACCCACCGCACCTCAGGAGGACGACCCCATGGCGGGCATGACCAAGCAGGACATCTACGACGCCGTCTGGAAGACCGACCAGGTCGCCGCCCCGGACACCGCCCCGGACCGCAAGACGAACACCAACTGGCAGCCGCAGTCCTACATCAAGGACATCGGCAACCGGGTGCGCGCCATGGACGCCCGGCTCACCGCCCAGTCCGCCGCAATCACCAAGCTGGCGCAGCTCGTCGGCTCCGACGTCGACACCGCCCAGGTCGTCGCCGCCGTGGAGAAGGCCATCGCCGACGCCGTGGTCAAGGTCAGCGTCGACGTCACCACCGAGAACCAGGAGTCCTGACCATGAAGATTTTCGGCAGAGAGCCGGTGACGATCCTCGCGTTCATCGCCGTCGCCCTCAAGCTCAGTTCCGCCTACGGGCTCGACGTGTCCGCCGAACTCCAGGCCGCCATCATGGCGTTCCTGTCCTGCGTCGTCGCCGTGGCCGAGGCGTTCATCCTGAAGGCCGGAGCGGCGTTCGCCTCCCTGGTGAACGTCGGCCATGCCGCGATCGCCCTGTATCTGGCGTTCGGCCTCAACATGAGCGCCGAGCAGCAGGCCACCTGGATGCTCCTGATCGAGGGCCTCGTCGCCCTGTTCATCGTGCGCCCGCAGGTCACCGCACCCATCGCCGCGCTGCGCATCGAACAGTCGAGTCTGGTCAAGGCGGCCTGAGTGCCCTGCCGTGCGGCCCGGCGGCTGTACAGGATGCTGGGCCGCCGCGGCAGTTTCCTCGCGATCCTCGGCATCGGCAAAACCTGCTGGGGCGTGTCGTTCCTCGTCAACCCGCCCAGCGACGAGGGCCTGGAACTCCTCACCCAGTACTGCGAGCTGCGGCACTGGGCGTGGCTGTGGATCGCGTGCGGCCTCGTCACCCTCGGCTCAGCATTCGTCAAGATCGGCCGGGACCGGTTCGGGTTCCTGGCCGCCCTCATTCCCCCCACCGTGTGGGCCGCCGCCTACACGTTCGCCGTCATCACCGGCGACTATTCCCGCGGCGGGTTCGTCGCAGTCTGGTACCTGACGAGTCACGTCGGGGTGATCCTGTGGGCGAGCGCGGTTCCCGAATACTCGGTCCCCCCGCCCGTGCGCGCCCGGAG